ATAGATGGATTGCTCGTGGTCATTGCAGGCGACAAGCAGCTCGCCAAAATTGTCCAGCGTCCATGTGGACGTGTCCGCATCCCCTGCCCCGAATCCGTACTCCACCAGCAGGCTTTCAGTGCCGTCCTCGAGCAGGATGTCCGTAGCGTCTTCCAGAAACACGCTTTCCGACGCCTGCGGGGTAATATCGTCCAGCGCCGTCCCGTCATGTATAAACAGGCCGGTATGCGTGGCGAAGGCAGCATAAGCGGCGCCCTCGTTATCCTTCCACGCATGAGCCGCCCTAGGCGTTCCCGTGAGCGTGCCCGTCAGCCCTGTATCCCATCCACCAATCGGCCTGATCTGGCCTTCGAAGAAGCGGATAAGGTTGGCGTCATAGTAGCGGCCGACTGACTGATATTGCGTCCCTTGCCTGTAGAGGCCGGGGGGAAGCGTCAGCTTGAACAGCATCAGGCGACAAAGCCCGAAGATGGCATCGGACGCAGGCCATGGCCGATGATGAAAGCTTCCTCCTGCCGGATCTGCATCATGATACGCTCGTAACGCGGCTCAACCAGCCCGACCCGCTCGGGATCGATCAACCGGCGATCGGCATTGACCAGCGCGCCATAGAGATAGGCGTCAGGATGCTTGCGAAGGAGCCAGTTATAGTCGCTGTCATTGGTAAGCGCCGTGAGGCCCCGCTTGTGCGTCAGGGACACGCTCGTGGTGATGGCTGGCCAGAAATAGAGCGTGGAGCCCTTCAGCGTGTAATACTGCACATCCGTCCCGCTGGTGGACGGATAGAGGCCATCGAACACATCGGCGGGGATGTAGGTAATGTCGGAGTACGGATAAACCGTGTTCTTCAGCGCCTCCAGACGACGCAGGCCCGTGGGGCGCGTGGCCGCACCGCTGGTTACGGTCAGGGAGGTTTCCTGAGCGTCCATGTCCTTGACGCGAAGCACGCGGTTAGCCTCGGCTTCGAACAGGGCGACATACTCGGGGATGCGTGACGTGGTTTCATCGGTCGGCAGCGAGGTATTCGGCTTCAGCCAGGCGGCAATAGCCGTCTTCAGCTCGCCATAGGTCGAAATCGCGCCGTTATCGTCCGCCACCGGATCGGTGATGGCCGTGATGGTGACGCCGCCAGACCCGTCTGCGCTCCAGATGGCGTAGATCGCCTGATAGCTCTCAGGCGGGGTCAGCGTGGCGCTGGCTTCATAGTTGCGGGAGAACGTATAGCCACCTAGCGCCGTCGTCGCAGCTTGGCCGAGCGCCACATACATCGGGTTGGCGTCAGTGTTCTGCAACGTCACGGTCGAGCGCGTGCTATCAGCCGCCAGCAGGAGCTGGCTGGACGTGCTGGAGTTGGCGGACGTTATCGCAATGGTCATTCGGCGGCCTTCCGAATTGCGGACTCAGGCACGACTGACGCCGGATTGTGTGGCATCAGACTGTCCGCGACCTGCTCAACTCGCGCTTCCGGGTTGAACAGGAACACAGCCCCGTGAGTGGCGCACAGATCCTGTGAGACCAGCCTGCCATCCTCGGCAAACTGGACACGGTAGAAGGTGGCCGCGTTGCAGCCGAGGCGATCGCACATGCTGGGAAATCCTTGATCGCTAGGGCGCTATGGGGAGCGCGTTCAACTCGCCGCGCGCCACTCTGCGCAGGTCGTTCCTATAGGCGTCTGCCGCGGCCAGTCGTTCGGGCGTCTTGCCCTGCCGCCAACTGCCGTCCTGATAGTCGGTTTCCGCAAGCAGGCGCCGCGCCTCTCCAGCCAGAATATCGCGGGCGACATCGTCGGGAAGCGGGGCCGACAAAGCGGCAACAGACCGCCGCCACGAGGCAAGCTGACGCTCCTGCATGGGCGTCCTGCTCTCCACGGCTTCAAGCTCTGCAACCTTCGCCGTCGCCTTGGCGAGCGATGCCTCACGGTCGCTTGCAATGATCTGAGCCGCCATCTTACGCCCTCGATCTCACAACCTTGGTAGCGCCCGTGCCTGCGTCATTGAACAGCAGGGCTGTCCCGTCTCCTACGCCATCAACGTCAAGCGTGAAGTGATCGCAGGACGCGCCGACGACTGCGGTATATTGTGCGTTCCCACCGAAATCATCGCCATCACCGCCGACGACTTCCGCCGTCCAGTTCGTGGCGCCGCTTTCAGCTTCAAACCCCTGCGTCCCGTTTCCGAATGCCGTGACGCGAAAACGGGCGTTTTCGAAATCAACAGCCCCCAACCGAACGCCTCGGCCGCCATTATCCACAGCGCGAATGACAAGGTCCGCTGACTTGGGGGAGACGACGAAATAAACGCCTGTCCCGCTATTAGAGCTTGCGCGGATTCGTCCTTCGACACGCTGAATCACACCTGTTCCCACAGATGCAAAATTGGCCCCCACGCCTGTTGATGTGTCGGCGTTGAAGTCAAGCGCGAGGGTCGCGATTATATCACCGTTCTGCGGTTCGACGCGCAGCGGATTTCCCATCTTTGCGCCAGTGCCGACGACCTTGATCGCGCTCCCGCTGCGCACCCAGACGCCGGCCAGCGCATCCTGACCGCTCGCGTTCTCGGCATAAATGTTGTCAATCTCGCAGACTTCGTTTGAGCCCGCATGGAGAATGGCTGCCGTGCCAGACGTGGCCTTGATGGCGTTCACATAGGTGCGGCCCTGAAAGTAGCACTTGGAGCCGGTCGTATAGAGCCCAGACCATGCATTCCGCATCCACATGTTGCGGGTAATGAGGTCATTGGACGCGTTGTTGAGAAAGAACCGCTCCGTTCCACCGCTTGCGCCGTTTGCAGTCAGAAACCGCAGCCCGTCCAGGCGCCAGCCAGCAACAGTTGAAGGCAGCGTCAGGAAGTCGAAGCCATGATCCGGATTGTAGAGCGGCGAGAACCCAAGGGGCCGAAGCGTGACGTTTGAACATCCGGACGGAGGCGTAATTCCCGCATTGGTTCGGCAATAGCCCTGCCACTCAATCGTCACCCCGCCTGTCGGATAGGCCTCCCAGATATCATCCCAGGCATCATCGTCAGGGTCGGTGCCGTTGCAGGCAGCGCCAAAGTCCTTGAGGTTAATCGTATCCTTGAACCGCGCCGCCAGCGTGCGCGCTGTCGAGCTACTCGTCGCCGTGACAGACAGCGCGCTTGGCTGAATGCCGGAATAGCGCGTGCCGTCCGTGTCATACCGTAGCAGATCGCCATCTGATGGCGTCAGGTCCGCGATGTCGAGAATGTCAGCGTCTGTATCGAGATCGGGGTCCGAATAGGTGATGCCCATCTAGACGTTCCAGTCAGCCGTGCGGAGCTTGTAGAACTCCCGGTCATTCAGCTTCTGCCGCGCCTTCTTCTGCATGTCCGGATCAGCCGAGAGGTAATCCCAGCCTTCCTCGATCTTCCACTTGTTGATGAGCGCAAACGGCACAGACGCAGCCCGGCGGAGGAACTTGTCCTTGTCCGTGGACCAGCCGTCATTGGTCCGCGCCTTCTGGCCATTGGCGTCGAGGATCGGCTGAACGTCGGCATACATCGCGAACTCGCGCCCGATGATGTTGCCCTTGGCGTCGTGCTCATAGCGCACGAACCAGTGACAACCAGCCGCCGTCACCATGAATGGCCGGAACCCCGAGGGGATCGGGACCGCTTCATTCGTCGTCTGCATTCTCTGCAATCTCCACATAGCCGCGGGCTTCGAGCCCGTTGGCAATGGACCGCTCAAGCGTCAGGACCGTCCCGCGCTCGTGATAGACATCACCCCGTCCCGGGATGTGTATGCCCGCGCTGATCTTGCCGTCACCCGCCTTGAGGATGCGCGCCTGCACCGTCTCAATGGGCTTCTCGTTGCGCTTGCGCTCGGCTGCGGCTTTCATGGCCGCCTCCTGAATCATCTCGTCCCGCTTGCGCTGAATGGCGAGCTTGATCGTTTCTTCCGAGGCATTCTTGCGAAGGCCCTTGATGCCAAGCGCGCCGGCTTCCATCAGGAGCGCTTTCATGCGTTCGGCGGCAGCAGCTTCGACCTCTTCGGCCGCTTGCGGCGTCTGTTCGGTCATGGGTTTCTCCTAGGTCAGCGGTGGGGGAGCCGGGTTTGGCTCCCCCTTGTCGCTATCAGGTCAGATCGCGGATCGCCGCGCCCTGCTTCTCGTTCTTGCAGACGAGCATCTTCTCAGCCGTGGTCATCCAGCGTTCGTTGTCGCCGTTCTTCGCCAGCTGCGTGGTCGCAACACCGCGATAGGTGCCAACCGCCCAGCCGCTCGGATCGATCAGCAGCACATCGCGCGAGAGGCCGTAGGCGTGCGGAATGAAGCTGATCTGGCCGAAGTCGCTGACGTAGGTGTCAGCCGCGCCGTAGATCGTGGCTTGGCTGGAGCCCGACACGGTCGCGCGGATGTCGGCGATGCCGGTAAACGCCGAAGCAATCTGCTTGTGCGTGCCGGACATGTAGGCTTGGGAGTACTTGGCGCCGTTGGTGAACCCGGTGACGAGAACGCCTTTCAGCAGGGTTTCCGTCAGCGTGCGCTGCGTGCCGTTGGTGGCCGCAGACACAACGCCAGCCGAAGCCCAGCCGCCAGACGAGCCGCCCGAACCGAGAGCGTCGTTCGTGGCAATCCACGACAGAGCGCCAGCCGTCTTGCGGGTCGTCGCGCCGGATTCCGCGTTGGAGGCATAGTTCCCGATCATGCGGGCTTCCATGTCCCGGCGCAATTCGATGCCGCGGATCATCTTCTGGTAGTCAACCTCGTCCGCGCGGCCGGCACGGTCGGAAGCCTTGACGGTTTCCGAGATCACGCCGTCCTTGCGGAAGATGCCGGCATAGACCGAGACGCGGGACGGCTGGATGGCCGCCGTGTGCGTGCCGATGTCGTCGCCTTCGAGCTGCTGGTTGGTCGGGTCAGCTGCGGTGAGCGACTGGATTTGCCACTCGTGCAGGACGTTCTTCACCTTCATCTTGCCGATGTTGGACGTGAACGGGGTTTCTTCCGGGGCGACGCGATAGATCGTGTCTTCGAGGTCCTCACGCTCGCCAACGACGGCGGCTTTGAGGAGTGCGTTGGTGGGGGCAGTCATTGTCCTGTTGCTTTCTATCCTCGCTTCAAACGCCGCAGCTCCATCGCTTCCTCAATGGACAGCGAGTTCTTGGAGTTCAGGGCTTTGATGCGTGCTTCTGACGATGAAGGTCGCTGTCCCTGTCCTGCGGGTGACGCGGACGGGCCTGCGAGCTTCGGCTTGGGTTTCGGCGTCTCTTTCGCCTTGGCCTGTGCTCGATCCCAGAGCATGGCCTTGTAAGCGACTGACGCCTCAAGAGCAGAAATGTTGCGGATCTGATCGGACGGGACGCCCCGTTCGTGCAGATAGGTCATGGTATCCGACCAGCGCGCCTTGCCTTCCTTCGGATCGGCCAGTTCTGGCGCGAACTTCGGGAGGAGCGCTGCCTGCTCGTCTGCGAATTGCCTGAACCGCATGCGCTCGGCTTGGGACAGCTTGTCCTGCTTGCGCGTGTATTCGAGCCGTTCCGCCTGATAGCGGGCAATCTCGGCGTTGTAGTCTTCAGGGCTGGACGCCTTGAGCTGGGCCGCCTGCGGGCTGTCCAGCCATTTGTCCCATTCCTGAAAATACGCCGTCTCGGATTCTACCTGTTCACCTACCGTCGCAATGACCTGATCTAGCTGCTGGAGCTTGGCTTCTGAGGTCTTGCGAAGCGTGGCCGCTTCCTGCATCGCCTTGGCTACGGCTTTCGTTCGCTGCTTCTCGTACTCCACAACCGCTTTTTGGGCGGAGGGCGGAAGCTTGGCGAAGTGGTCCTTGCCATCGGCATCCCAAAACTCAGGGGGCTCGATTGCCGGGGTCTCCGGTTCGGCTTGTTCCTGTTCCTCGCCCTCCTGGTTAGCCTCAATGGGCTCCTCTTGGGCGTCGTCTGCGGCTGGGGTTACCGCTTCGGATTCATCAGCTGCTTCGACGGGCTCGGCCTCGGTCGGCGCTTCTTCTTCGACAGGCTCTAGCCGCGTCTCGCCTTTGGAGCGGCGTTCCTGCTGGAACTTCACAGCCTGTTCAATGGACATAGGGGCGCTATCCGCCGCAGGGGCGGTTGTAACGTCGGTCATGTTTTCCTCTGGGGTTAGTCCGCTGCCCGCCGGTTGGCGGCTTCGCGTTCAATCGTTCCCGTATCAACGAAGTTCAGGAGCTGCTTGCGTGCAGCCTCCAGCCCTCGGAGCGTCAACAGCGCCTGCCATGCCTTGGGCTCGCTCTCGGCATCCAGAAGCGCCTTCAGCATGCGCTCACGCACCGTCTGAAACGCCTCGTCCGTGACCTCTAGGGCTTCCTTGGCGAACACCGATCTCTGCATGCTCATGCGGCTAACATCAGGATAATCAATTCCTCTTCGTCGTCGCTTGGTGCGACTGCGACAGGTTGTGCCTTTAGCGTTGGTTTAGCGGCTGGCGTCGATGGCTTTGCATTGAGGCTGTCGAGGTATTCGGCAACCTGCTGCTCGACCGATTTCGGCGCAATGAGTTCATCGGCATAGAGAATCCGGCGCTTTTTCTTGCGTCGAATACCTGCGCCGTCCGGGTCTGCTCCACCAGCGTCTGGGACGCCATCGTCAAGGGTGGCGGTGAAGCTCGCAGACCCTGCAAAGCTCCCCGACATGGCGTTTGGATCAACGGCAGTTTCCTGCCCGCCCATCGCCTTGAAGTAGAGTGCTTTCCAGTAGTCGGCTGAGAAGAAGTTAGCCATCAGTCGAGGTCGTAGGTTATCGCGGTGCGGTTGCCGTCAGTGTCCACTTCGGCCGTGATCCGGTCCACACCGTCAGCCACCGCGTTGCGGATCGTGATCGTCGCCGTCCCGCCACCGCTGATCTTGCCGGCCGTCGCCGCCGTCACCAGACGCAGCGCCTGCCTGAGCGTTAGCCCCGTCTCAACGTCCTCCTGATCGAGCAGGTAGCTGGAGAACCCTGCTGCCTCCAGCGTCACAGCCGGGGCGAATGAGCCCGATATGCTGCCCGTCGCGTATCGAATGGCCTCGAAGCTAGCCACGCCTGAGAACGAGCCAACCGCATGGCCGATGGCCGTGGTCGATCCTGACCAGTCTGCGACACCCGCAAATGTACCCGCCGCAGCGAGGGCCGCGATGATGTTGCCATCGAACGCCGCGACACCCGCGAATGTGCCAGAGCCCGAAACGACAAGCGCGCCCGTTCCCTCGAATGTCGCAGCGCCATCGAACGTGCCCGCGATATTCCGACCCGCTGCAATGGAAGCGGACCAGCTTGCAACGCCGATGCTTTCCGAGTGGCTGGACAGACCGCCAGGCTTCTGCGGCAGCATCCAGCTTGAGGGGTGCAGGTGCCCGCTTGGGATACCCGACTTGGCCGAATAGCCCTCAGCCGTGAAGATGTTCCGTTTAGTCCCTGTATCGTGATGGCGCAGCGTTGATGGATAAGCGTTGTTGACCGCCGTTGCCCCGAATGTGCGAACGCCACTCGATGCGTATCGATAGCCGTTCTGCAGGAGGGCCATTACCCACCATAGGCCCAGTCAAAGTCGGCCATGATTGTTCCCGCCGATGTCGTCGCACCGGTCTGGAACATGAGGAACTGAATGTTGGCCCCATCCTTGATCCGGGGGAGCGACGGGAAGGCGTTCACGAAGTCCAGCTTTGTATAGAGGCCCGTCGCCGGGATCGGGATCGTCCAGAGCGGCTTGCACAGGCCGATGATGACCGTGCCCGATGCGTGAGCCGTACCCGCCCAGACCAGCGATACAATGTCCGAGACGCCCGTATCACCCGCAGCAAGCGGCAGGAACGGGTTATACTTGTTCGCCGCCGTCCCTGAGTTCAGCAGCTGCCCGACGCCAAGCGATGCCGTGCTCGTGAATGTCGTCGTTGCCCCCGCGCCGCCGCCCGTGTCGAGATAGTTCACGATGCAGGTCGGAGCGTTGGCGCCCAGCGCTGTGTCAGCCGCGACGAACATTTGAAGGCCCGCGCCTGCCGGGTAGCGATCCCCTGTGCTGCCGCTTGAACCGATGGCCGTCATGGTCACAGTCTTCGTGCCCGTGGTCGAGACGTTCGTTCCCGACAGTGGCACATAGCCCACCAGATCGATCGCCATGAGATACCAAGGCGCACCCGCAGCCGCGACAACAGCAGCGCCAGCACTCAGGAAATGCTTCGTTGCCGTTGAGACGTTGCCGCCATGATAGGGCGCACCCTCGCCCCATGTGTCATCGGTCGCCACATAGGTCAGGTCCGTACCCGCGAACGTCGCAGCCGCAGGCGAGCCCGCATGGCCTGACAACAGCGTCCAGTGACCCGCCGTGCCAGCGCTGCTCAGCGTCTTGTTGTAGAAGACGTTGCCGTACTTCGCGTTCGTCGTAATTTGCGAAATCAGGTCGTCTTGGCTGCTGAATCCCATGCGTCAGTTCCACGTTGTTTCGAGCATACCCGCCAGAATCGATGAGGCGAGCGAACCGGCGTGGCCGGCTGCGAATAGGTTGACCACAGCGCCGTCCACAATCTGGCGCGGCCTGTGATGGATCATCGAGGCGAACTCATTGCACGCGCCGAAGCTGTCCGTTGTCCCGCGTGTCGCTTCCTGCGTCAGAAACGCCTCTAGCAGCGGGTGCACAATCACCAGCGCCATCAGCCCGCCGCCGCCCGCCGTGAATGTCACCGATTGAATAGACTGAACGCCGCTGTCGCCGGCTTGAAGCGACAGATACGGATGATAGCTCGTAGCGCCTCCGACGCTTGAAGCGACAACCTGCCCGCCGCCAGCAACCGCAAATGTGAAATGGTTCTGGCTCGTCCGTCCTGCCGTGCCATCCTGATTGGTGTAGCTGAACGTAAACTGACCCGTAGTCGAGGCCGCCGACTGGCCAACCGCAATGACGTTGCCGCTCGTGTAGCGAGGCAGCGTCGCGTCGTTAATCATGTCCTGCTGTTCGCCAACCGCGTCCGTGTCAACGAAGGGATAGTACATCAGCAGGTCGGCCAGCACGATTTGCTGACGCCCGTTTGTCGTGCTCGTCCCGCTGCTTGCCGCGCTCATCAGCTTGAGATTGCGTAGCCATTGCGTCTTGGGGCTGACAGTCGGGACGTAGATGCCGCGCGACGCTTCCACATAGGCCGCAGCTAGAGGCTCCGAGGCGTAAAAGTTGGCGACAGGCGAGCCGGGAAAGTAGCTGTAGTCAATCCATGCATTCGTGGTCGTCGCCGTCGATGATACGGCTTTGCGGAAGCTCGTGATATGGAACTGTCCCGCGATTTCCGCGTCAGTCCATGCGCGTGTGTTGCGGAAACCCGCCACGCTCAGTCCTCGCTGCCGTCAAGTTCACCGGCGCCGAACTGCGGCTGAATTCCCGAGGAAATCGCCAGCGAAGCAGACAGCGCGCCTTTGTAGAGGATCTTCCCCGTGCTGGTCGAAGCCGTGCCGATGGCAAAGTGCGTGGCCGTCTCCGAGCCGCTGGAGCATTGCGGGAACTGGATCAGCGCAGCGTTCGTCACCGTGTTGCTGCTGACCGTCCAGCCAGCGCCGGAACGGGCCACAGCGACACGCGCATAGCTGCCATAAGCGCACTCGCTCGTCGTCTGGTTGCCTGCTTCGCCAGGATCGCCCGTATGCAGCGAGACATACAGCGAGCCCGCCGTGGACGATCCACGAAGGCCGGTCGCGTCACCGATCAGAGCGGCGTCGGTGTTGTTGAACACAAGCTGAAGCAGCTCGGTTTCCCACGTATTGCCCTTAGACATTATTCAATCCCTGTGACTTTGCCGTCTTTGTCGCGCGCAACCATCTTCGGCTTGCTCAATGCCGCGGCGAGAGCTTCAAGGCCCTTGCCCACCGCCTCGCCATTGCGATCAGGCTTTTCCGCCTTGACCTTCTTGTCCGGCTTTGGCTCTTTCGAGCGTGCATCCCTGTCAGCCGCGCCCATCTGCGCCTCGTGCTGCATGCGCTGGGATTCGATCTGGGCCTTCATGCCAAGCTCGCGCTCCCGAAGCGCCAGTTCTGCCTTCTTGATCTCAAGCTCAGCCATGCGGATCTGCACGTCTGCTTGCGCCTTCTGGGCGTCCATCTGGATTTTCAGCGTATCGTTACGCTCACGGGCTGCAGTCTCTTGCGCCCGAAGCTCTGCTTCCTGCTGTGAGGCCCTGCCCTCAAAAACAGCCTTCTGGGCTTCCAGCTTCACCCATTCGTTCTCCATGGCCATCTTCTGCTGCTCCATCTGGAGCTTGGCAGCGTCAGCCTCGGCCTTCATCATCGCAGCCTGCGCTTTTTGCTCCGCAGCCTTGGCATCAGCCTGGGCCTTGAGCATTTCCGGATCAGGCTTGGGCTCCTGCGGCGGGGCTTCCTCGGGATTGGTCCAGAACGCCTCGGGCTTCTTGAACCCGGCGCGCGATGTGCCCCGCATCAGGAGGTTGTAAGCATTGTCAGCCGACACCAGCGGACCATTCAGCCCGCCCTGCATCTCCACGATCTGGAACTGACGGTCCATGATGCGATCGATATAGGCCAGCTCCATCTCACGACCGCCAGAGCCGACGCCGACCTCGATCACCATGTCCGCACGCTCACCGAACGTGCTGGGATCGATGTCCACCGGCGCCGACCCATTCAGCCGCAGCTTCTCGCGCCGCGTGTTGTGCGTCCGGCTCAGGGCGTGGATGTTGAGATACCAGTCCTTGACCAGCGTTTCCGCCAGCACACGGGCAATCATCCTCACCCGCTTCTGGGCCATGGTCATGAGCGCCTGCGCGCCCTTGGCCGTATCGTGCAGCGTGTCAGGATTGAGCCCCTGCGCGTTCCTGACCACGCCAGACTTCGCTTCGGCCATGGTCGAGACGTATTCCAGCATCATGCCCACGTCGAAGCCAAGCTGGCCTGACTGGATCGGGGTCACAGCCCCCGGCTTGCGCGTCCGGATCGGCATGCCCGGCTCGTTCCGCAGCACGTCGTCTACCGTGTTCTCGCTCGCCAGATCCTCGGCAATCTCGACCCGCTGGTTCATGGCGAAATAGCCGCTGTCCAGCATCATGCGGACGAGCGCCGTCTTGATCTTCTGGACTTCCAGCAGCTTGTCAGCGAGCGACTGGCCATAGAAGCGGTGCGTCTGGATAAACGGCGTTCCCACCGCCAGCCCAATGCGGTTCACCTGCCGCTTGTCGAGCACGATGTTGCACTGTTCGTCCGTCTGGACGCGCCAGAGTTCCGACTTGCCGTCCTGGTTACCGTCCACCCGCACCCAATGCTTCAGCACCTGCACCGTGCGGAGCAGCTTGGTTGAGCCCCGATTGCTGCTGTCGCTCTCGTCTGCGAGGTCGCGGCTGAGTTCGGTCTGATCATCGCCCTTG